CCTCGGATCGAGTGTTCCGCCCGTTCGTGTTGCCTGGAGACGAGGCGCAGATCGAGGAGGACTGGAGGCGGGAGCATCCCGAGGAGGCTCGGATGGTCGACTCCTATCCGGGCGGAAAGACAGCGGAGCAGCGATCGGCGGAGCGTTTCGAGAGCGCGCAGGAGGACCGTGCGCGACTGATGGCAGGCGAGGGCGGACCAGCGTCGTCGTGGGAGCAGCGCGACGTTGACCTCTCTCCCTCCAGCGCGGAGCAGAGCAGGGAGCGAGAGACTGCGTCGCAGCGGAGGATGATGCGCGGCGGGCTCCCGGACTCGTCCGAGGAGATGCCTGCGCAGGCGACCGAGGACGGTCGGCTCCCGTTCAAGTTGCGAGGCTAGGCTCTCGCGGAGGTTGTGACCGGCGGAACGGTCGTGTAGACTCCTCCGCATGGCAAGCAACCCCCCGTTCCCGACTGCTCCGCAAACCTCGATGGGTCCGAGCATTGGACCCGAACAAGACCCGGAGACAACGAAGGACGCTGCTCCCGGCGGCGTCTCTCTCGGAGACTCGCTCCCGGTCGTCGCAGTCCCGGGCGGGACTCCGATGACGCTCAACGGCTATTCGCCGGACCGAGAGCAGGACTCGCTCCCTCGTCCCGGCTCGACCGATGGCGCGGGCATCGCTCCCGATGGCGTGCGTCGCTGATTTGCGGGTCCGCTGAATCGGACCGGAGGAGGCGCGCGTGAATCAGGTAGAAGTCTCGGGACAGATTACTGTGGGCGGAACCTGCGAGCCTTGCGCGAGCGGGAACAGCAAAATGCAGGGGCTCGGGCTGCGCTGCGCGAGTCAATGGTTCCAGACTGTAGTCTCGACGGACGCTCCCTATCCGGTCCAGACTGCGGGCGCGGTCGGAGACTCGTGGATCGACGTGCCCACGACGGACGCTCTCGACTCTGTCGAATTGCTGATGGTCCGGAGCGACGCTCCGATGCGTCTCCGGATCGGCGCGGGACCGGCTGCTCTGCTCGGAGTCGCAGCGACGTTCCCCACGGGCTTCGTCGGCGGCGAGACGCTCGGAGTCGACCTGGACGGCGTGAGCATCGCGGTCGTGTTCACGGTCGGCGCGCAGACTGCGCAACAGGTCGCGAATCAGATCAATGCGGCGGCTGCGCTCGCGGGGCTTTCCTATCAGCCTGCGAGCGTCGTCGGCGGGCAGGTCCAGATTGCAGGGCAGGCGACGGGCGTCCAGGGCGCGGTCGCGGTCACGGGAGGGACGGCGCAGGCTGCGCTAGGGTATGGCGGAGGGAACGACTCCGCGACTGGTGAGGGCTCGGATGTGGACATCCTCGGGCTGTTCCTGGTCGAGTTCGGTCGCTCGCTCCCTACCGCTCCGGAGCGGGTCCAGTTGAGCGGGATCGGGCGCATCGAAGTGTTCGCGGCAGGCACTACCGCTTGACGCTGTAACGGGTCCGCGTTCGCGCGGAAACAACCAACCTGGAGGATCTGTCATGTCGCGATCGCTGCGGACCATACTCAACGAAGGCAACCCGAACAAAGTGGGCGACGCGCTCCACGCTCTCCCGGCAGGGTCGGCGCTCGCGCTGATTCCTCGGACTGTGCGCGGCGCGGTCGTCGCGGACATCCTCGTGCTCCCGAGCACGGCGAAGTGCGCGGTCGTCCTGTCGGCATTCGCCGTGGCAGGCGGCGCGACCGGACAGTTGGCTCCGGAACTCGCGGGCGCGACTCCGGCGGCGGGCGAAGCGGCTCCGAGCGTGACCGGCGACGTGGAGTTCGCGGCTGCGGACGCTGTGACCGAGGCGGAGGTCATCTATCTCGCGTTTGAGGGCACCGTGTTCTCGGATCTGATCTCGGTCGACGCAGGCGGGACGGAGCAGGGCTCGCTCCTCCAGGGTCGGCGCGCGGCAGTCCTGCTCTCTGCGGAGGCTCTCACGGGCGGCGCTCCGGGCGTGGACGCGGTCGCGGCTCGCGGGACGACTCCGGGAGCGGGCGAGGCTGTGATCGCAGCGGACCCGACCCTCATCGAGTTCGCGGCTGCGGACGCGGTGACGAGCGCAACCGTGACCTACGTCGCGCAGCCTGGAGCCGCTGCGGTCGGGCTCGTGCTCGACAGCGACACACAAGCGTTCTGAGGCTGCGCGGTTACGCGCGGCGCTCGGGCGAGGGCGCGCGCTGCACCGAGTCACCCCCCGACTCATCGCAGCGCGCGCCGTTTTTTGATTGAGAAACCTCTAACGCGACGGCGGCGGAAACAGCCGGATGGAGGACGAGATGGCGATTACGAATTTGTTCCGAGGCTCCCTATTTTCTCCCGCAGATGAACCAGGCGGCGGCGGCGCGGGAGGCGGAGAGCCTCCGGTCCCTCCAGCGGCTCCAGCGGCTCCGGCAGGCGGAGGCGACGACCCGGAGGAACTCCGGCTCACGTCCGAGCAACTGCGGGACCGGCTGAATCGGAGCCGGACCTCGTTCCTCCGAGCGAACGGGCTGGAGTCCGAGGAGGCGTTCAAGGCGTTGCTGGAGCGCGACAAGCAGCGCGCGGCGGCGGACGATGAGCAGCGTCGCGCGGCGCTGTCGCGGGAGCAGGTACTCCAGGAGGATCTCGCGAAGGAGCGGGCGGCTCGCGTCGACCTGGAGGAGCGGGCGGCGCGTTACGGGTTTGAGCGACACGTTGCAGGGATCTGCGCGACGCTCGGAGTCCGGCATCTCGACTACGCGACGTTCGAAATCGAGCGCGCGGCGGCTGCGCTCCCGGACGGGCAGGAGCTAGACGTGGAGGCGTGGCTGCGCGATCAAATGGAGACGCGACCGGCGATGCGCGCGGCGCTCGGGCTGGAGCCTGCGACGACCAGCGTCTCCGCTCCGGTCACGACCACGACGGCGCACAGGGACGCTCCTCCTCCTCCTCGCTCCGGCGGCGCTCCTCCAGCGGCGGACGTATTCGGCATGGACTCCGCGAATTGGCAGGCGCGCAAAGAGGCGCTCGGCATCGGTTGATACTGGACGAAACGCCTGTTAGGCTCGCTCTACAAATAACGGTCCTGCACTCGCAAGCACGCGGACGACGGCGGAAACGGTCGGATAACGCGAGAGCAGACACGAACCCCACACCAATTTGGAGGTTACTGTGTCGCTCGCTCTACAAGGCATTCCATCGCAAATCGTAAATCTGCTCCAGGACCGAACCCTGGAGCGCGTGTTCCACGACGCTCTGTTCCCGCGCATGCTCTACCGCGCGGAGGCTCGTCCGGAGGACTGGCAAGCCAACCTCGGAGAGCGAATGATCTTCACGCGCGCAGGCGCGATTCCGGTCGACACGCGACCGCTGATTCCGGGACAGGATCCTGTGCCGTCGACCTACGCGACGGAGCAATGGGAGGCGGAGGCGGCGCAGTTCGGTAAGACGATCGACACGCATCTTCCCTCGTCCTACGTCGCGCTCGCGTCGCTGTTCCTGCGCAATACGCAGCAACTCGGACTGAACAGCGCACAGACGATGAACCGCCTCACGCGCGACCCTCTGTTCCGCGCATACCTCGGAGGCGAGGCGATGATCGCGACGGCGGCGCTCGCGGCTGCGACTGCGATCCGCGTCACGACCCTGAACGGCTTCACGCAGCAAATCCTGAACGGTCGACTCGCTCCGGTGAGCGCGGCGAGTCCGCTCGCGATCTCCTTCTCAACGGCGGAGCCTGCGAACACGGTCATCGGCGCGACTCCCGACAACCCTGCAGAGCCGAACGGCTCGGGCACGCTCACGCTCGGGGCTGCGCTGGTCGCAGGCTTGGCGCTGCGCGTCGGAGTGTTCGCGGCGTCGCGCACACGTCGGCTGCGCGTCGGAGCGGGAGCGACTGTCGACGCTCTCACGGCGGCGAACATCCTCACGCTGAACGACTGCATCGCGGCTGTCTCCCGGCTGCGCGCGCAGAACGTCCCACCTCATCCGGACGGTCGATACCACGTCCACCTCACGCCGTTGGCGGAGGCGGAGATCTTCCAGGACAACCACTGGCAACGTCTCCACCAGTCGCTCCCGGACTCCGCTCCCTACCGTGAACTCGGTATCGGAGAGGCGGTCGGCTGCTACTTCTACCGCAACACCGAAAACCCGGACCTGTCGACCGTCGACCTCTCGCGTCTCCAGACGGACGCGGGCGGAGCAGGCGGCGCGCGTCTCGCTCCGGAGTTCGGCGGCGAGATTTCCAACGCTGCGGGCTTGCCGATTCAGCGCGTGATGGTCACGGGCGGCGGCGCGATTTACGAGAAGTACATCGATGAATCGAAATTCATCACCGAGGCGGGCGTGACCGGCAAGATCGGGCAGTTCTCGATCGTCAATGGCGGCGTCGCTGTCATGACCCGGCGGATCCGCTTCATCCTGCGCGCTCCGCTGGACCGGCTGCAACAGGTCGTCGCGCAGTCCTGGTCCTGGTCGGGCGACTTCCCGATTCCGAGCGACGTGCTCTCCGGCGACGCGGCTCGCTTCAAGCGAGCGATCGTGATCGAGCACGCCTAACCGGCGGGCGGACTCGGACACAACACTCGACGCTCCGCACATGGCCGTGTAGGCTGTGCGGAGCGTTTGAGTTTAGGAGGCACGATGTCTGGACCACTGGAGCAGATGACGCGGGACGAGTTGACCGAGCGAGCGGAGTCGCTCGGGCTGGAGGTCCGGAAGGACCAGACGAAGGCGGCTCTGCGAGAGATGATCGGCGCGGCTGTCGCGGCGCAGCAAGCGGCGCGGGTCGAGGACGGAGAGCCTCTCACGGCGGAGCAGCGGGACCGGCTCGCGCTCGCGTCGGTGGAGCAGATCGAGGCGGTCCTGTCAGACCCGGCGCTCCCTCACTTGTGGCGCTCCGCTTTCGCCTCCGAGCTATCCGGTCGGCGCGCTCGCGCGCTGGAGGCGAGCAATCGGTCGAAGATCGAGGAGTGGGTCGTGACAAAGGGCGGACCGTTCTTCATCCCGGGCTATGGGACGACGCTCCCGGTGGATTCGGTAATCAGCGCGATGACGCACGACCTCGACGCTGTCCGAGCGCAGGGGATCGAGATCCGGCGACTGGACGGCGAGGTCGTGATCGTGATCGACCAGTTGGGGTTCGCGCGCACGAAGATAGTCGAGGCGGGCGCTGCGCTGCTCCCATCGGGCGAGGCTCCTCGACCTCGATGAAGCCCGGGCGCTACAGGAACGGCGTGGGCGACGTGTCGAAGGGTCGGCACGCGGCGGAGACTGCGTCGGACGAGACTCCGGCGCTCGGGGCTCTGCGGACCGGCGAGGAGGCGCAGGCGAAGCGAGCGCGAGGTCGACGGGCTCCGCGCAACATTAAGGGTCTGGAGATTCCGAGCGCGGCGAAACGATAGGAGGCGCAGATGGCATTCACGGCACAGGAGCAGGCGCGGATTCTCCACCACCTCGGCTATCCGTCGTGGGTATCGCTGTCGAACGGCATCCAGCTAGGGTTCCCGGCTGGAGCGCAGCCGTTGTTCCTGGTCGAGCAGAGCTTCCTCCGCCTCACGGCGGGCGGCGAGGACTCGGTCCGGGAGGATCTCTGTAACTGCGAGGACGCAGAGGGACAGCTAGGGACGGCGCGCTCTCGGATGAAGGCGACGCAACTCGGAGAACTCCATCTGAATCCGAGAGAGGCGGCGATGCTGCGCGGAGAGTTGCAGTATTGGCGGGCGAAGCTCGCGGACGACCTCGGAGTGGTCCGGAATCCCTACTCGCAGAGCGCATACCAGGGCGATCCGGGCGGACCGAACGCTCGGGTCGAGGAGTAGACGTGGCGGGCAACCCTCGACCGGATCCTCCCTACAGGGACGCGAATCTGCATCCGAATCCGCGTCCGGGGAAAAGTCTCGTGGAGGAGTTCGGCTCGATCGTGGACGACCTGCGCCAACTCAACACGGACTTCGGGCTCCGACCCTATCGCGTGTTCTCGATCATCGTGCGCTGGACCGGCGGAGCGAGCGGTCGCGGCGACGCGGTCGTGGAGAGCGAGGTCGAGTTCCTCCCGACTCCGCGCGTGATGGACCTCACGGGCATGGCATCTGTTGCGACTCCCGGCGGCGTACTCCAGCGCGGCGACGCGACGCTCCGCGAAGTCTCGCCTCGGTATACGGAGGACGAGATCCGGGCGATGACCCATCGGATCCCTCTCCCTCTCGACAGAGACGGGTTCATCGAGGTCCGGATCGACCAGCGCGACGGCTCGACAGTACGGCGGCGCTTCGTGGTCATCGCCGTTCCCTATCGGTCGGCGGACGGCTTCCAGTGGCGCGTCACGCTCTCCTCGCAACAGGGCGACCGTCACCGCGACGGCTCGGTGAGCGACGACACGGAGACTCCAGCGCAGGTCCGGATGCACCGTTTCGAGGACGGTCGATGAGTACCCACACCGTGTCGCTCGCGGACTTCCTCGGGCACATTCAGACGCTCCCGAAACACCTGGAGGACGCAATCATCCGAGGGCTGCGCTCCGCGTCGATGCGCGGCGTCTCCGTGGTCGTCCAGGAGATCGGGACGGCGAACCCGGCGACAGGGACTCCGCCTGCGGTAGACGAGGGAACGCTCATGCGATCCGTCGAGTCCTTCCCTCTCCCTCGCGGCGGAGAGATCGTCGCGGACGCTCCGCACGCCTCGATCCTGGAGTACGGCTCACGCCCGCACATGCCTCCGCTGCAGCCTCTCGTGGATTGGGCGAAGCGGAAATTTGGCGTGGACGATGACGAGGCGGAGGAGATCGCGGAGGCGGTCCGCTGGAAGATATTTCACGTCGGGACGAAGCCTCGTTTCTACATGAAGCGCGCTGTGCAGATCCTCCAGAAGCGAATTGTGTTATCGGAGATCGAGCGAGAGTTGAAGAAACTACCGTAGAGGAGAGAGAGATGCCGCTGATCAAAGGATTCGGGAAGGTCGCAGTCGGGAAGAACATCGGCGCGGAGGTCGGCGCAGGGAAGCCGCAGAAGCAGGCGGTCGCGATCGCGCTGGAGACTGCGCGGGCGGCGGCGAAGAAGCGCGGGAAGGCTCCGAGCAACATTAAGGGCATCGCGAAGCCTGCGGAGGACTGATGGGCGGGAGAGGCACAGATCCGGTCGCTCGCTCGACCGCTGCGCTCGGGACTCCGCTCCAGGTCGCTGTCGGGCCGGACACGTTTCCGCTCGCGGCGATCGGGACGCTCGACCCGAGGAACGCAGCGGCGGAGGCGCTCGCGGCGTTCCTGCGCTGCGCGACGTTCCGGCGCGGCGGCGGCGACGTGGGCGACAAGTCCTTCGCGCTGGAGCGAGTGTTCGCCTTTTGGCCGGACGCGAAGCGGGAAATCGAGTATCCGAGCGCGAGCATCGTGGACGCGGCGGGCGAGCCATACGGAGAGCACGCGCTCACGCCTACTGCGTTGGAGGATTCGTGGGACGCTTACGAGCCGGGAACCGTCCTGTGGAAGACTGCGGAGGCGTCGCTCACGTTCCAGGTCGACTTCTGGTGCGTCGACGATCCGACCCGGGAGGCGATCGCGGCGAGGCTCCCTTCGCTGTTTTCTCCAGACGAGGGTCGGGTGGGGCTGTTACTCGCGGGCGATCCGCGATACTTTCGGCGTCCTGTGAGGGCGACCCTGGTGGAGCACGAGAGAATGGACACGGCGGACGCGGTATTCGGGCGAGAGCGACGGCTCCGGACGACTGTCCTGTGTGACGTGGACGTGGTCCATCTGCGCTGCGCGGTCGAGCTTCGACCGCGTCACATTCTGAACCTGGACGAGTTACCCTAGCAGGAGAGAACCCGATGGCTGGATTCGTTCGACGCTATACCTCGGAACCCACGATCGAAGTGATCCTCCAGATCGAGGGGGTCGTGATCATCGACCTCGCTCCTCCTCCGCCTATCACGGGCGCGGGCTCGGGCACCGTGCTGATGTGCGGCGAGATGGAGGACGGTCCCTTCGCAGCGGACCCGGACGGCGGCGTGATGGAGGTCTACGGCTCCTCCGACCTGCTCCAGAAATTCGGCGGCTTCGGGTACGAGTACGATGGCGTGCCGTCGCAGAATCCGAACTCGCGGCGACACCTCCAGGAGTTGTGGAACGGAAATGGGTTCCTGAAGCTCTACCGGCTGCGAGCGCAGCGGCTCCTCATCGCGCGCGTCGACACGTCGGTGGGGCGCGTGAGCTTCGATCCTCTCGCCTGCATCAAGGCGAAGGTCGGGCCGTACCAACTCGTGGACGCACAGGCGCTCTCGGTCACGACGAACATCGGCGGTCCGACTCTGTCGACCGCTGTGAACGCTGCGGCTGTGACGGTCCCGGGCGTAGGAGCGGCGTTCGCGTCGATCTCCTCGGGCGATACGGTCGGGTTCTCGATCGACGGCGGTCCTCGCGTCAACGTGATCTTCGCGGCGACAGACATCACCGATGCGCTGGTCGCGGCTCGGATCAACCTCGCGCTCGGATACACAGCGGCGGCGGTGAACGCGGGCGAGGTCGACATCACGGGGATCCGTCCAGGCTACGGCGGGAGCGTCGAGATATTCGATGACCTCACGCCTGGAGCGGCTGATAAGATCGGGCATCTCGCAGGGCTGTGGCAGGATCGACCTCGGATCTCCAACTTCCTCGCTCCGAATCTTCCGGGCATCGTCGCGGCGGATAATTTCAACATCAACAAGGACGGCGCGGGCGCGGTCGCGATCACGTTCGCGGGCACTCCAGCGACTCCAGCGGCGGCGGCTGCGGTGATCAACGCGCAGTTCGGCTCCACGGTCTGCTACGTCCTCCCGAACGGGCGCTTCATGTTCTACGGCGGCGCGCTCGGGACTGCGGGCTCGCTCGCTCTCACGGCAGGCGTTCCGGACGCTCTCGTGGACCTCGGGTCGGCTCCTGTAGCAGCCACGGGGCTCTACAACGTCGGAGACGTAAACTCGGTGACGGCTGCGGAGGTCGCGGCGATCATCAACGGGACGGCGGGACTCGCGGCGATCAATGTTGCGGCGAACTCGGACGCTTCGGGCGCGCTGCGGGTCTGCAACGACACGCCTGGAGGAACGATCCTGGTCGCTGCAGGCGCGATGGCGACGGCGCTCGACCTCGACCCGATCGGGTCGACTGTCGCGGCGACGGATCACGGCGGCGGGACGATCCTCGCGGGAACTCGCGTCCGGACGGTCGGCGGCGCGGAGTGGGTCACGATGCAGACTCTCGACATCCCGGCGGGAGTCCTCGGACCGTATACGGTCCGCGTTCGTCCAGCGCTGGACGATGCGACGGCGGTCGGGACGGCTGCGAGCACGGTCATCGTCCTGGTCGACCAGCCGCCGTGGGCGGATCTCGTGGTCAACAACCCGGCTGCGCTGCTCGCGGCGATGACCGAGCCGCTACTGGATAACGCCTACGGCGAAGCGCTCACGGCGACGCTGGACGAGAAGAGCGCGGCGCGGGAGGCGAACTACCTCCTGTGCGCTCGACGCTCGGATCAGGTCGTCCGGGCGGGCTTGGCGAACGCGCTGGACGCGACGGCGAACGGGCTGTTCGCGCGCAAATTCATCACAGGAGATCCGCTCGGGACGACGATGAACCAGATCATCACGAACAAGAATCTCTACGCTGGACCGCTCACGGACCGGCTGTTCTACGTCGGGAAGGGGCTGAAGGTCCGCGTGGCGGAGATCGCTGCGGTCGGCTCCTCCGGCGGGCTCGGGTTCACCGATGATGGCGTGATCACCGTCCGACCGGACGGTCCGCTCACGACGTGCTGCGCGATCCTCCCTCCTGAGAACAACCCCGGGCAGTCGACCGGGCTCATCGAGGACTTCTTCGCAGTCGACTCCTTCGGAGAGGTTCTCGATCGGCAGGCATACGAGGCGGCGAAGCGCGAGGGCATCGCATTGCCTCGACGCGACCGGCAGAGCGGGATGGTTTTCCAGTCGGGCGTTACGACCTCGACGGACGCGGCGCGCAAGACGATGGCGCGGCGGAAGATGGCGGATTTCATCCAGGACACGGCGGCGGAGTTGCTGAATCCGTTTGCGAAGCAGTTGTCGCGACAGACGAGGCGGGACCAGATTCGCGGGCTGTGGGAGTCGTTCCTCGCGGGACTCCAGGCGGAGCAGAATCCGGAACTGTCGCGGATCGTCGCGTTCGCTGTGGATGACTCGGTCAACGCTGGCAACACGGAGGCGGTCCTCGCGGCGGGCGTGTACTACCTGGAGACGCGAGTTAAGACGCTCGCCTCCCTGGACGACATCGTCGTTCGGACAGAGATCGGTGAAGGCGTCGTCATCTCGACCACCTAAATCAGAGCGGGACGGATCGCGGACAGCTAACAGCGGGAGAGAATAGATGGCGCAGAGAATCAAAGGGCAGGAGGTCACGCTCTCATTCGTGACGCCGGACGGATCCGCGACCGGGCTAGAGGACGTGTCGTCGCTGGAGGCGGAACTCCAGTTGGAGGTTCTCCGGGAGGGCTACCTCGGAGAGACAGTCGATCGGCGGGACGACATCTATCGCGGCGTGACTGGTCGCTGCGAACTCCATCTGGAGTCGAGCGACTACTTTAAGTTCACGCAACAGGTCCAGGACAGAGCGGAGAGACGCTCTCCTGCGGCGGGCAAATTCAACGCGACGGCGAGCTTCAAATTCCCGAACGGAGAGCGGGCTCGCATCACTTTCGAGAACATCTTCTTTGGCGCGCTCCCTGTGCGCGTCCCGGATCGCGCAGGCTATGTCACCGTGACGGTGGCGTGGGAATGCGAGCGGATCCGTCGCGTGCTGTAGGAAGCGCGCGCTCACAATTCCCGGCATAGCGGGCAGGGTTGGACCCTCCTAAGTCCTCACGGGCCTGTCTGTTATGTCGGGAGCTTCAAACCCGTGGAGGCTCCCGATGACCGAACCGAAAACACCAATTGATCCGACCCTTCTCCAGCGCGTTTTTGACCGGACGACCATCTCCGGCGCAGGCGCTCTCTCCGGCACGCGGGAGATCGTTCCGCGAAAGCGGATCACGTTCCCGGTGAGCGGAGAGGACTGCGCTCCCGGCATGTTCGTGGACGCGACCGGCGCTCCGCTGGAGTTTGAGATCACGCTCGCGGCTCTCTCCGCTGCGCAGGAGATCAAGGCGACGCGAGGCGTCCTGGACCCGACCGAGGCGGTCCAACTGATGGCGCGCTCCTCGATCGAGAAGCTGAACGGGGCTCCGGTCGTCGGAGAGCAGGTCGAGTTTCTGTGGGAGGCGCTCGGTCCTGGAGGGCGACAATTGGTCATCGTGATGTACCAAGAGGTCGGCTCGCTCTCTCCGGCAAACTTGGGAAAAGCTCGCAGCAACTTCGTGTTGGGGTAGCCTCTCACCTCGGTCCCGCGCTTGGATTCTACGTCGGGCTCCATCTGGAGTGGAACGTAGTGGGCGTGGACGAAACGCTGCGGCTGCACATGAGGCGGATCGCCTACGCTTGCCGATACGGCAAAGCGGCGGCGTTCGTTTGGGAGATGGACTCGGAGTTGCTGAATATGTTCTGCGCAGCGGTCGGAGAGATAGTCGAGGAGGAGAACAGACCTCGTGGCGGGTGACGGCGGCTCGGGTCGCTGGTAGGCTGGAGCGCGGCGATGACAGACGGACCGAACTATCGCGTCAAAGCGACGCTGGAACTCGACAAGAACCGGCAGGCGGAAACGCAGGCGGGCCGCATCAAGGGAGAGTTGCGCGGAGTCCAGGAGCGGCTCCGAGGGGCGAACACGCTCGCGGGCGGGCTCACGCGGAACCTCGTGGGACTCGGGCTCGCCTACTCCGGGATCCGAGCGGTCGCTGGAGCGATGGGCGGGCTCGTTCGCCAATCGATGCAGTACACGAGCGAGCTACAGGGCACGCGGATAGCGCTGGAGACTGTCCTAGTCGCGGCGTCGCAGGGCGCGATCTCAATGCGGCAGGCGGCGGAGATGGGCTCCGAGGCGTTCGACCAGCTACGCGGCGACGCGATCAAGAGCGTGGGCACGGCGAAGGATCTGTTCCAGATTTACAACTCCCTAGTCGGACCGATCGTCGCGGCAGGGAAGCAGCTATCGGTCGTGAGGGAGATCACGAACGGAACGGTCGCGGCTGCGAGCGTCCTCGGAGTCGACTTCAACCAGGCGTCGCGCGACATATCGATGATGGTCCGAGGGACCGCAGGCATGGACGTGAAGCTGTTCTCTATGCTGCGCTCGACTGGAGCGATCGCGGAGACGACGGAGCAGTGGAACAAGTCGCTGTCCTCGGGAGAGCGGATCGAGAAGCTCCAGGCGGCGCTCGCGAAATTTGGACCGGCGGCGGCGCGCTACGCCTCGTCTTGGGCGGGAGTCACGTCGACGTTTGAGGACGTGCGGAACGAAATGTCGCGCGGCTTCATGCAGCCTGCGCTAGACGGCGCGGCGCGCGGGCTCGGGCATCTGAATGATCGGCTGATAGCGAACCAGGGAGCGATCTCGGAACGCCTCCAGGCGTGGGGCGAGCGGACCGGCAACACGGTCGAGAGCGTGTTCGGGCGCATGGCGAACGGCGTCGACTACATCACGAAGCATTGGGACGAGCTACTCGCGCGCGCGCAGCGCTTCGCGGACAAAATGCTCACGGCGGCGAAAGTGATGGCGGCGATCAAGGTCGGGAGCGTCGCGCTCGCGGCGGGCTCTGATCTCGTCTCTATGGGAGGGGCGGCGAAGGATATGTTCGGCGGAGCCGCTTCGGCGCTCCGAGGCGGCGGCGGAGGAGGAGAGGTCGCAGCGGCGGCGGCGACGGCGGCGGCGGCTGCAGTCGCGCAGAACTCCCAAATGATGTTCGTGAACCCGCTCACGGGTTTGACTGCGGGCGGAGCGGCTCCGCTGGTCGGCGGCTTTGCGACCTCGTCCGAGATGGCTCTCTCGGGCGGATTCTCTACCGCTGCGGACTTCGCAGGGACCGGCGGCGTCGCGGCTGCGGGCGGCGGCGCGATGGGCGGCGCGGCTGCGGCGGGCGGACTGTTCGCAACCGTCCTGGTCGCTGTCGCGGACCGCTGGAAGGAGATTGCGGCGATCGGCAACGAGACGCTCGTCCCGTTGTTCTCCGAGGTCGGAGGGATGTTCGGCTCGCTCTGGAAAGCGGCGCATCCTCTGCTCTCTGTGCTCGGGCAGGGCGCGGCGCTCGGGCTGACAGGAGCGATGACGGTGATCTCCGTGATCGCGCGGACGCTGGTCGCGGCGCTCACGCTCCTGTTCGGCGCGATCGGGAAGGTCACGGGAGCGATCGGAGACTACCTCCAGCCGCGCTTCGATATGCTGTGGCAACTGATGAAGGATTTTGCGGACAAGCTGATGGAGTGGTTGAAGCCGCTGCTCGACATGCTCCCGAGCGGCGCGCACCCGCCCCCGCCTGCAGCATACAAAGCAGCGTTCGACATGCAGGCGACTCCCGGAGGGATTGACCCAAATTTCGACGTGACCGCAGGGTCGAACCGCCGGTTCAATTCGGTGACTGGCAAATCGGAGGTCTACATCCCGATGGGTCGACAGCAAACGATCAACGATTTCCGAGGCTCGCGGATCGAGGTCAAGCAGACGTTCAAGGAGGCGGACCCGGACCGCGTCCTGGTGCAGATGATCAACGCATTGGGAACGCAGGCGGAGAACCGGCTCCAGAGCGGGTTCCTCCCTGCGCTCTCTCGGTAGGTAGGAGAAGCGCGCGATGGGATTCGGACTCGACATTCCCTCACCGGCGGACATCCTGTTCGGGCAGGAGCTATCCTCGGGCGGGCTGAAGTCTCCGCCGTTCATCATCGAGGAGTTGACCGGACAGCGGCGCTCGGTGACGCTGAAGGAGCGCGCGCTCCCATACCGTCCCGTTGCCTGGACGAGCCGGATGAGGACCAAGCTCACTTGGTATCCCGGATCCGCGAACGCGACACAGCAAGTCCTCGGGCCGGAGGAGGCTCCGACTACAGTCGAGGGGATGTGGAAGGACAGGTTCATCCAGGGCGCTGTCCTGGTGAACGGCGACCCTCTACAGATACGTTCGGCGGAGCAATGCGCGCGGCTGTTTTACGACCTCTGCAAGAGCGGGAACGTCCTCCGCGTCGTGTGGGGAACCGAGGTCCGGATCGGCGTGCTGAAGGAGTTCTCCGCGAATTGGGATCGGTTCCAGGATCTCTCATGGCATTGCGAATTTGAGTGGAGCGGGCGAGACGATAGCGTCCGAGAGCGAGCGGTTAAGACTCCGCTCCAGAACCCGCTCGACAAAATGAACGCTCTGGATGACCTCCTCGCATTCGGTCCGCTCGACGTAGTGACTCGATTCCAGGCGTCGCTCATCGACGTGGTCGACCAGCTACGCGACCAAGTCGGGCAACTGTTCGACTACGTCCGGGCGATCAATGCGCTGAAGTCGTCGCCACAGACGCTCCTCGGAGCGCTCGCGGCGGTCGTAAATTCTATCCGGCTGGAGACGACCGAGGAGATCGCGAGGCTCACGGAGACTCCAACGTGGGGCGTCGACAAGGAGACGCTCGACGCTCTCACCGCGAAGGGCGTGAGCGGGAGTCCGAGCGCGACGGCTCGCGTCGCTGCGCTGCTCTCCAACGAGCGCTTCGGGAAAGAGGTCGCGCGGTCGATGGCTGCGCTGCGCTCGTCCTGCATCGACACGCTGCGGGACCAGGAGGAGCGAGCGGTCCCTCCAGAGATCGCGCTCATCACGATGCCGGAGGACACGAGCCTCTACGCTCTCTCCTCGCGGTTCTACGGCACGCCCGACCTCGCGGACTTCCTCGCTCGCGCGAACGGGATCAAAGGGACGCTGGTCGTCCCGGCGGGCTCGCAGTTGCGGATCCCTCCTCGACCTGCTCCTGGAGCGGAGGGCGGAGCCTGCGCTCACGATACCGGCGAACCCTCTGGACCTCTCGACCGATGAGCAGCGTCTACAGACCGAGCGCGCGGGTCCAGCTAAAGCTCCGGCTGGACGAGGGAGCGGACCAGGGCAACCTCGCGGACAAGCTGAATCGACCACCTCCGAGCGCTGGAGGAGGCGCTCCGGGCGACATCGTCGGAGCATTGGCGGGTGGTCTGGATTCGGGGCTCGACGGCAACAGGGCGGCGCGGAGGGCTGTCGGATCGGTCCGAGGGAAGCTCTCGGGCGAGGAGTTGGGGAACCTGAACGCGCGGCTGGACGAGGAGCGGACGGCGGTCCAGTTGGGAGGTCCAGAGCAGGAGCGTCCGGCTGCGCTGGAGCCTGTCCACGGCGATCAATACGTCGTGCTCGGTGGCATAATGCCGATCTCCTGCTCCATCGAGCGGAACGGCATCCTGGAGGCGGACACGGCGGAGATCGTGATCGACTACTCGGACGCTCCGTTCGATCCTCGGATCGTCCGGGCTGCGTTCGTGGAGATCGTGATCGGGACAGTCGCCTCCGAGGATTACGAGTTGGGCATTCAGGGCGCGCGGCGACCGGACGGCTCGCTCCTGTCGCTGGTCGAGTGGTCGGACGGGCAGGACGTGAGGTTCGGGACCACGACGCGGTTCGTCGGCTACGTCGATGAGTGGGACATCCACGCGGACGGCTCCTCGGGCGACACGGTCACGCTCCGCTGTCGCGACGTGACGGCTGCGCTGCTCGCGAAGCGAGTCGATGAGGGAGACGAGATCGACCTCACGAAGCCGATTGCTGATGGCGTCCAGGAGTTAATCGATCGCTACGCGAGCACGGAGGGGATCCTGGTCGTCTATGGGCATCCGACCCGAGAGAAGCCGTCGAGGACCGGCGCTCGCGGACCCGTTCCCACCGTGCCTGCAACGCTGAAAGCGAGGCGAGGGAAGAAGGTCCGGCGGGCGCGGCAGGGCGCGCGCGACCTGAAAGTGTGGGACCATTTAACAGACGTATGCGTGAGCAGCGGCGTGATGCCGATCCTGCGCGGTTACACGCTCTACCTCGCGAAGCTTAAGACGTTCTACTCGGACCTCGGGCGATCGAAGAAGCTCGTCTACGGTCGGAACCTCTCCTCGCTCTCGTTCTCTCGGAAGCTCGACGGCTCCGTGAAAGTGCCGACCGTCGAGGTCCGATGCTCCGATCCCTCGATCGGAAAGACGCGATGGGCGCGCGCTCCGAAGCCTGCGGGCGGGAATGCCTCGGGCGTCTACGGAGAGAAGGATCCTCCGGCGGGCTCGACGCGCGTCGCGGGCGTGACTCCGGGCGGGAAGCCGCTGGAGGAGATCACGGTCCATCGAATCACGGGCGTAGCGAGCGGAGAGCAACTGGAGGCGATCGCGGAGAACCTATTCGAATCGGCGGCGCGGCAGGAGGTAGAGGGGTCGTTCGAAACGTCGGACATCACCGCGTTCGAATCGGAGGAGGACGGCGATCTCCTCGACCTGCAGCCCGGAGATCCGGTGGAGGTTCTCATCGCTCCGCTGAATGCGGCGACCTCGGGCGACAGTACGAACACGTCGGGCGAGGGATCCGTGAACACGCTGCAGCAACTCGGGAGTATGAGCGTCGCGCGGCGCGCAGCGTATCTCCAGAGCAGAGGGTGGGGCGAGAAGCAGTCCCGGCGACTCGCGGAGGCGAACGAACTGCTCGCGCTGATTACGTCGTTCCGAACGCAGACCGTGAACGTGGACTGGTCGGCGGCGGACGGGCTGAAGATCACCGGCGACTTCGTGAATTTCCTGGTCGTCCGGGAGTCTCCGGCGGCTGCTCCTGGAGCGGCGAGTCTCGGAGCGGACCTCGCGTCCGGCGGGCGGACGAGCGCGATGGCAGGAGCCGTGCGCGATCGCAGCGCGGCGAGCGATGCGCTCGGGAAGCTCGCGGCTGCGGGAGAGCTAGCTCCGGCGGAGTACGCCTCGCAGGGCGGCGCAGCGGTCGGCGGAGAGACGCGCGCGGTCCAGACGAACCGGAGGACAGGGTAGTGGCGTCACAGTCCCGACAGCGGCGCAACATCGACATGGGCCGGTTGCGCGAGGCGCTCCGAGGTCCGGACGTGGACACTCGCGTGTGGCTCGCGACGGCGACCGTCGACAACGACCCGGACGCGATCCGATGGGAGGCGGAGAGCGGCTGGATTGTCGACGTGACGTTCTACGGCGGACCGCTCGACGGCGACGGTCCCGTGGCGTGCCGACTCGCGGCGACCTATGCGGCGGCGGGAGCGACGCGGAGCGACCCTCCCTCCGGCGGAGACGAGGTCATCGTGTCGATCACGGACGGCGACCCGAACTCTAACCCGATCATCGTCGCGCGGCTGCACAACCAGAGCGTGCCTCCGCCTGCGCTGATTTTCGGGCTCCCGATAACGGAGGTGACGGCGCTCCTCGCTCACATCCTCGTGAGTCCGCTCGGGCTGCAGGAGGAGTACGCTCTCCCGGCGAGGCTGAAGGCTCTATCGTGGCTCCTGGAGGGCGTGTCGCTCGCGCTCGCGGGAACGGTCGCGCTCGGAGTCACGACGCTCCCGGACGGCTCGGTCGTGCCCCCCACGCAGCCTATGCTCCGAGGCGCGGACTTCACGGGAGCTACGCTCGGGCAGTTGCTCACGGCTCTAAACACGTTCGCGCTCGCTCTCGGTCCCGCGATCGCGCTCCTCGCTCCGGCGGCTGTTCCCGCTCCTGCGGTGACAGCGCTCGGGACTGCGGCGACCGCTCTCGGGAACGCTCTCACCAGTTTTCAGGCGGCGGCTGTTGCCAACCTCTCGACCCGGGTAGTGGGCGAATGATAGGCTGCGCGCGATGCCTCTGAAATTCGACCAAGTCGGACTCGTGCCTGCGGGACTCGCGGGCTCCTCTCGATCGGACGGAAAGCTCGACGGCGCGCAGGTCACGGTCACGTCGACCGGAGGAGGCGCGGTCCACCAGGCGGAGATGCTGTGGGCTCCGGACGGCGACAAGAACGGACCCGTGTCGTTCGTCCAGGCGACCGCGACGACGTGGACCTTCACTCCGTCTCCAGGCTGTCCCGGCACATATCGGATCCGGCTCACGGTAGACGGCGTGATCGACTCGACTCGCGAGTTCCGCGTCCGGACGCATGTCCTCGGGCTGGTGATTCCTGCGGTGAACGAGTTGGCGGACCCGCACGCCTCGCGCGCGAATAGCGGCGCGCTGTTCGTCGCAGCCTCCGAGGACAACGAGATCGAGCCGCTGGTGAAGCCTGCGCTCTCGGTCGATCCTCCGTCGACCTCGGTCGCTCCGTTCTCGGGCGGCTCCTACGCGGGATGGTACAAGGCGCTTCGGGACTCGATCCTCACGGTCGAGGAGCTAGCGACCTCGCTCGACCCTCACGGGCTCTGGAACGTCCTACAGTCGATCGTGACGACGGACGACATTAATTACACGGTCGCTCCGAATGTCGGCGGGCTGTACTTCGACGTGTTCTTCTTCGGGACGCGGTATCGAGTCGAGGGACCGCTCTCGGTCGCGATTCCGAACGTCGACGGGCTGCATGTGTTCTACCTCGCGCTCGTGGGCGGAGTCCCGACTCCGAGCGTGGAGGTAAATCCGACTCCGTCGTTCCTCGTGAACGGCTACCGCTACGCGATCCCTCTTGCATGGTTCCAGGCGGAGGTTTTGGCGTAATGGC